ACACGGGCTTCTTTCTAAAGCTTCGGTTGCATCCCTTGTACAAGCATCAGGATCATGTGCAGAGCAAGGGTCGGCAGGTTGTCCAGGGGTTCCTGGATCTGTTCCCCGGCCGGAAGAACGTCTATTACTCGAACCCGAATGCCTTGGATGGAACTGAAGAGACCCTGACCGTGGTGGTGGAGACGGGCACCCATTCCATCGGAGACTGAGTGCAAAGTTCGGCGGGGAAAGGGTATAGTAAGACTATGAAGATCTCACGAGCCCAGATCACCTTTGACCGTGAACAAGATGCCGTTGGTATCCACATGACCCTCAGCGAGGCCAAGAGGATCCGAGCCGCCTTGAGTGACCTGGATGATGAAGATCTGGGAAACTATGATGGGATCCTCGAGATCCTCCGGAAGGCCATCCCACAACAGTTTGAAAAGGTATGAAAGGGGTGTTATTGGCCGTCATGGCCGTGGGGGTGACATGGTCATCCCAGGTGAGGTCTGGTGAGGGTTTGGGACCCTACGGTGGGGTGACCACCTTGCGGAGAGACACCGTGGTTCAGGTCAAGGTCCGGGCCGTGGAGGGATGGGGTATCAGTACCGGGTATTGGGCCCGGGTGACCATGGGTACCGAATCCTTGAGCCTGGGTGAAGGGATGTTCATGAACCTGAGCCGTGATGGAACGGCAGCCCGGGAGTTGGTCTGGTACGTAGAATCCCCAGAGAACAGTGGGACCGTAAAGGTGGTGTTCTGCCGGCCCGGGTCCTGTTCCCCTCCGGTGACTGGAGGTTTTGAGGTCGAATGAGTGCAAAGTTCTGCGGGGAAGTGATAGGATTGGACCATGGAAAACAAACTGGAACTTGATGAAGTTGACCTCAACCGGTTGTACGCGGCCCTGGAGTACCAACTGAACTTTGCCGGCCCACCTCGAGCTGAAGTCCGGGCTCTCATGGAACTTCGGGACCGAATCGGTAAGATGCTGGATGGGGAAGAGGAACCTGTTGGGAACTTCTTTTCCTCCCACGCTTCCATGTCAGCACGAACCCGACGGGTCAACGTGGCGGCGTGGCGTGGAGCGGGCGAGGATCCCCCTTGTCACGGTGACTGGTGAGTGCAAAGTCGCGAGTGAAAAGGGTATAGTAAGACCATGAAGAGCACACGAAAGGTTACGAATCAGTTGCTCCAGTTGGTAGAGGACGGAATCCTGGACCCTCGGGTGGTCATGGCAGCATGCCTCAGTTACATGTCGGAGGCCGATGTGGCCGACATGGCTCACCGCGACGAGCTGATCCTCGAGGAAGAGGAAGAAGAGGATGAGTGACTTACTCCTCAAGTACCAGGAGTTGATTCTGGTCGGTGCGGTCGGCTTCGCTATCTACGTGCTGCTTTTTGTGCCGTGATCGTGCAAAATCGCAGACGCAAGTGGTAGAATATAGACACGTTCTAAACGTTCAATTCAGTTAAAGGTAAAGCAATGAGCAAGATGAATCTCAACGTTGGCATCCGAAACCTGAAGCGCGGCACGAACATTGCAGAGATCTCGGTGCCCGAAGCTCTGCGTGTACGAAAGAAGACGGGTCTCTCGTGGTTCGACGACGCCCTCGGTGGCGATGGCTTCGTTCCCTCCTCAGTCATGATGCTCACCGGTACGCCCGGTGCCGGCAAGACCACGATGCTCCTCCAGCTGGCCAACGCCATCACGGCGGCCGGCCACATCTGCCTCTACAACACCGGCGAGGAGTCTCTCTACCAAGTCAAGATGGTGGCCGAGCGCCTCGGTCTTCGCAACGGCTTCGTCGTCGGACAGGACTCTCTGGTGGGTGATCTGCTCGAGCACGCCGATGAGCTCCGTGCAGCCAATCCGGGCAAGCAGATCTTCATCCTCCAGGACTCGCTCCAGACTCTCGACGACGGCAAATGGAAGGACGGCACCAACTCCATGTCGACGGTCCGAGCCACCGAGATGCTCACCGACTGGGCCAAGTCCAACTACGGCATCGTCATCTTCATCGGTCAGGTCACCAAGTCGGGCGACTTCGCTGGCAAGCAGACGATCCTTCACGCTGTCGACGTCCGCGGCCGCATCTTCATCGACGAAGAGAAGAAGTCTGAGACCTACGGCGAGCGCATCTTCGAGATCACCAAGAACCGCTTCGGCTGCAGCGGAAAGTCGTACATCCTCGGCATGAACCGCACCGGTCTCTACGAGAAGGGCAGCTACTCCTTCGGCGGCTGAACCCCAGCTCACCCACCGGGGAGATTACTATCAAACCGGTGGGTCCAAGTGAAACTCGTTGCATCACCCAGTGCAAAGTTCCTCCTCGAAAGGATATACTAGAACCATGGAATACAGCCACGACGAAACCCACTTCTCAAACTCCGAGTGCGACGTCTGCGGATCGGCCGGTCCCACCGTGATGCACTACAACAACGGTGCCCCGGTGCTCACCCAGTGCAAGGCATGCGCTCCGAAGGAACATGACCGTGTCGCTCGCCGGGATATCGACTCCTGGCTTCAAGGTGGATCGACCTACGCCTTTGGCCGCTGACCGAAGAGATCACCCCAGAAAGGTTATACTAGGACCATGAAGACGGAAGAACGAGTGAAGCAAGAGTTGACCTCCCGATTGGCAGTTGAGTATCTAAAGGGGAAGATCAGTCGTGATCAACTTGTCGATGTCATCGGGTACCTATCTTCATCCCTCCGTGTGGCACGGTGAACTTCTCGTATACCCCTGTGCGGAAGAGGTATGCCCACCCGGGAGATAAGTTCGTGATTGAAACCATTGTTCCCATCTGTACCGGTGCCACTGTCACCCTAACGATCCTGAACCTGTTGATCTACATTATTCAGCGCCAGTGAGTGCAAAGTCGCGGGTGAAAAGGGTATAGTAAGACCATGGTTATCACATACGAAGTCTACAAGAACAACGTCTCGGTCGGCGAAGTCGTGCAGTGGATTTGCGGCTCGGGACTCAACACCTACACCATGTGGCGAGCCACGTCGTACTTGACACGTGGCATTGGCGGTCAGTTCGAAACGGCTGCAGCCGCAGAGCAGCACCTCCTCAAAGTGGCCGACCGCATCACGGCTCGTCCGGCAGCGGAGCCCTACGTCTGGGTCGAACCGTCTCCTGGTGGCGAACACATCCCCTTCTGAGTGCCCAACCTCCCGCCGCGCGAAGGCTGGAAAACCGGCGGTTCCAAGCAAAGTCGCAGACGAACCTGGTATATTAAGACCATGGCAATCACCAAGACGAACTACAAGGTCAACAGTGGCAACCTGGACTCCGTGGACGTCCTCTTCGCGGATCGCGTCGTTCGGATCGAACAGCTGGCCGAGACCCGTAACTGGTCGGACACCCTCGACTACACGGACATGCGGTCGGTCACGGCCACCTACGCCCTGGTGTGGTTGGGCACCCATGGTGTTCCTCCCCGTTCGTGGCACGGCCGGCCGATGACATATGCGGTACCGGCCTCCTGGGACGAGCCTCGGGACCTCGAGTTCCACGAGCAGTTCGCCTGGATCGACTGCACCAACATGTTTGTGGACCGTAATGGGTATGCCCTCAAGGCCGAGGTGGACGGTGAGTACGGTATGTTCGGCGAGCCCCTCATGTGGGCCAATCTGGCTGCCTGGGAAGCCTACCGCAAGGCTGCTGCTGAGAAGCGCGCCGAGGAGCTCCGCAAGGAGCAGGAGGCTCGTCGTGCTGAGGAGGCTGCCTACCAGGCTAAGGTGGCGGCTCGCAAGGCCAAGCAAGAAGCCAAGGATGTCGTTCTTAAGGCCGCGGCTGAAGGCCTTCTGGCCCGGATTCCGGCCAAGGGAACCGAGGTGACCGTGGATGGGTTCACCGGGAAGGTGTTCTGGACCGGTGCCACGAAGTACCGTGGATCCTGGTCTGCCCGAGCCGGTGTGAAGAATGGCAAGGGCGAGGTGGTCTGGGTCCCTGCCGAGAAGTTCTGACCAGGCCTCCAGGTTGGTCCAGGAGATGCTCCGGCAAATTGGGGTAGGGTAACCAAGGCCGGACATTCCTGGGCCCTTTTAAGGGCATTCTGGTGACCGGGTAAAAAGACGCTGGATGGGTGCAAAGTTCGGCGGGGAAAGGTTATATTAGAACCATGGAAACCAAGTTCAGCTACAAGGCCAAGCTCGCGAAGCTCAAAGAGATTCAGGATGCCCTGATCACGATTCGGGTCTTCCTGGACGAACTCAACGAGAACGAGGCCCGGGCGGACGAGCCCCACCACGGAGACTTCTACTTCATGGCGGTCCACCTCTCGGCCATGGAGAAAGAGGCCAATTCCCTCCGTCACAAAGTCGAGCCGATGGCTTTCTTCGAGAAAAAGTCGGCCTGAGTGCAAAGTCACCCCTGAACGAGGTAAGGTAGAACCATGGCAAGCACCAAAGTTACTCCGGTCCCAGGCAAGCTTCCCCAACTCCGTGCTGAACTTGACCCTATGCTGGGTAAGTACATCTACCAGTACACAATCAACTGTGATGGTACCATCATCCTCAACGCCGTCATGAACGGTATCCTGACAGACGTTGTTCGAAGCCTGGAACGTGATAAACTTATTGTCAGCTGAGTGCAAAGTTCCTCCTTGAAGTGATATACTAGAACCATGGAAAGCAAAAAGAAGTTCATCGACACCGAGCTCGGGGCCCTCGTGTACCTGTGGGTCCTGGGAGGAACCGTGGCCGTCACCACCACCCTGGTAAGCTCGGGTGTGGTTTATCTCCTCAACCGCTGAGACCCAGTGCAAAGTTCCACCAAGAAAGGTTATAGTAAGACCATGAAGGACATTAAGAAGAAAGTCTCCTCACGTTTTGGTCCACCCCCAAAGTTGGTCCGGACCGCCTACTTCGCCGGCTCGAGTGATGACTTCTTTGGCCACGGTTTCGGTGGACCAAGCCCCAGTGGCCCACACTACGAAATGATGCCTCCCGACTACCATCGCTTCTTCGAAGAGCTCGAAGCCGTCACGTCTAAGCAGGCCGAGAAGTGCATGGACAAACCCCTCAAGAAGAAGGATTCGAACAAGGTCGTGCAGTGGTACAAACACGTGCTCGGCTCGACGGGCTGGCTGAAGCCTATTGTTCGCATCTATGGTAAGAGCTACGACCACCGCGTCTATAGGTACGTTTCCGACGAAAAGACGGGCAAATACGCAGAGTTGGATTACTACGGTACGGACTTCGCTCATTAAACGCCGGCAGTGCAAAGTCGCAGACGAAAGGGGTATATTAAGACCATGGAGATTGAAACCCTTCCTCAGTTCATCTACTTCACCCTCGCCATCATCGGTGCGGCGAGCATCGGGTCCAAGTTTCAACAGTGGGTCAACTCGTGATGACATCAGCCAAGATCGGCATCTGAAAAAGTTTCTCCACCCAGTACAAAGTTCGGTCTAGAAAGGTTAATATCTAATCATGGCAATCATCAACCTCCGCACCGGTTACAACTGCGAAGCTTTCCACGACAGGGCCGCCATCAGCACCTTCTTCGTCGGTACCCTGGCCAAGGGCACCAAGGTGAAGGCAGGCCTCATCACCCTGGAATACAACGATGACGAGGACGAGGAACAGTGGACCGTCCGAATCGAAACGACCAAGAAAGACCTCAGGGAATTGATCGCCCGAATCAATAGAGACCAAGGGACCCCGGTCAACGACCTAGACCTCGATGACCAGGTCGAGTCGGTGTGGGCCGGCGAATACGAGTGACAGTCTAACTAACCCGCCGGGGCGATGACTTCAAACCGGCGGGTCCAAGCAAAGTCGCGGGCGAAAAGGTTATACTGAGACCATGGAAAACACCTCGAAGGGTTTCGAAAACTGGAAAAAAGTCATGCGGATTCCGACCACCCCCGATATCGGGGACGTCTGGGATATCTTCCAGGGCGACTGGACCTTCCACAAGCAACACTATCCGAGCCACATCCCGGCCGGATTTGAAAACTGCACCTGGGACGACCTCGAGTTCAAGACGGACCGCAAGCGCCGCTACTGGGCCCGTCCGGTTGGGACCGACATCCCCTTCCACGTCTGGCGGGGTGCCGTCAACGGCTTTGAGGCAAAGTGACCCCCGCGGTGCAAAGTTCGGCGGAGAAAGGTTATACTAAGACCATGGAAAACATCATCGACCCCGACGCCCTCTTCGACTGCGCTCTCGCGATCTTCCCCGGCGAGATCCGGGCAGATGAGGACTATATGGCCAAGTACGACATCGACCGCTGGCTGGAGACCGGACGCACGGACCACTTCGCGGTCCCGGCCATCGTCACTGTTCAACGCTGATCGCGGTGCAAAGTCACCGATGAAAGGGGTATAGTAAGACCATGGCAAAAGGCAAGTACGAAACGGCTCTCATGACCCTCATCCCCGCCGACCCCAAGGAGTGGAACCCCGGTCACATCGAACTCCTCACCGTGTCCAACACGATCGACTACCTCACGGACGTCATCATCCGCGACTCGGAGTCGATGGCACGGAAGTTCACCAACTTCGCCAACGAAATGTCCAACCTCGGCGACGGTTGGTCCCCCATGGGTTGGTCCACCCTCCGGGACCTGGAGGTCAACATCGCCAAGCTCGAGGTCCACAAAGCCCACCTCGCCAACCTCCTCCGCCTGACCCTAGGCCCCAACGGCTTCAGGGACTTCACCAAGGCCCTCTCGGCCGAGTGACCCACCAACCCACCGGGGAGATCACGCTCAAACCGGTGGGACCCAGTGCAAACTCGCGACTCAAAAGGTTATAGTAAGACCATGGCAAAGATCAAGGACACCAAGTCGATGACCACGCAAGAACTCCGTGACACGGTCCGCAAAGGTCTCAAGAAGTGCAAGTCCGCCAAGGAGGTGGATGGGTACCTGGATATGATCAAGACCTGGAAGCCCCTGAAGTCCAAGGATGAGAACCCGGGTTACACGGTCCGTGCGGGTCTGTACCGGGACGTCCTCATCATCGTCGGGTCCCGAGGCATCCCGATGAGCAATGATGCCAAGGTCTTCATGATGGACATCCTCCTCACGGGTGGGGAATGCATCCGGGAGATTCCTCGTCGTCTGTTCTTCTGACTCCACCACCAACCCACCGGGGAGATCACGCTCAAACCGGCGGGACCCAGTGCAAAGTTCGGCGGAGAAAGGTTAGTATAAACCATGACCAACGACACCAACGAGCCCATCGAATACCTCTCCGCCGAACTCCGCATCGAGTGGAACGACGCAGAACACGTGTTCTACCCCAACGACGCTCGGCGGTTTGGGGAGACCACGGCCCGATGGGACATCAACACCTGGCTGGAGACGGGAGAGACCGACCACTTCGTGGTGGATGAGGTCTTCAAGCGGCCGGCCTAAGCTCAAAAAGAGACCCGCGGGGCCCCCTCCGGGAGAGCCTCGAAGGGCCCCCTTAGAGCCCCCTAAAAAGGGCCTCTGCAGAGGGGGCGCCCCCCGCCCCCGTACAAGGTGTGTAGAACAATGCGGCGCGGGGTCGGGCTATGGCCACACAAAAATTTCCCGGGAAAATTTCCCAACAGAAAAGTCCCTCAAGATGAACTCAAGCGAGCCCACACACGCGATTCACAAAGAAGCGCTCATGCGTCATTTGACGAGCCGGAGCACCACGGGACCGGCGTTCGTTACGAGAGTTGTCTGCGCTGATGGTTTTACTATGTCTGTCCAGGCGTCGGAGATGCATTTTTGTCTCCCGAAGAACAGCACGGGCCCGTGGGACTCAGTAGAGGTTGGGTATCCTAACGTGATCGAGCCGCTTCTTTTCGAGTACGCAGAATCTCCTGGTTCGTGGACAGACACGGTGTATCTGTACGTGCCGATCGATCTCGTTGCTGTTGTGATTGAGCTCCACGGTGGCTTCCGCGTGACCCCGTGACTCGTTTCCTGGCGCAGGATTTCGTTCCTTGGTCTCTCGGTTGCAAAAAATTCCCGGGAAATTTTTGGTCAGAAAATGCTCGGGCTCGACTTTGTGGTCCAAAACTGCAGCACTTCTAGATTGTTGAGATATTTATGAGTCATGAGACCCATCGACGCGACGACGCGGCGCTACATTCGAGAAGAAGTTCGAGCTGCTGTTCGGAGAGAGCTGAAGACAGCTCTCCGAAAGCTTCGGGTCGTGGTGGTGCCGCCGGATCCCGCGCCGCTTCTTCTTCTCGACGAGGAGATTTGTGTCCCGACCGAGCCGTCGCCGACGAGTGGTGCGCCTCTCGACGAGGGTGATCTCGAAGAATTTGATCAAGTTGTCAGCTGACGTCCGCAGGCGCTCAGTGGTTGTGTGGTGAGAGGGTCTCTCGTCGAGGCCCTTTCTTTTTTGCGTCAGGTGGGTCTGTGGTGCGCGCCGCCCCATTCATTTTGGGGGTCGTCTTCTTCGAGGGTTGGGAGGTTTCTGGTTTCTTGTGATTCCGTGGCGGGTTTCCCCTCGGGGGCTTCTCCGCTGGGCGCTTTCATTCCGATGTAGGCAGCTGGATCGTCTGGTCTGCCCGGGTCCCCTCCAGTCGCTTTGTCTCCGGGAGACGCGTACCAGTAGCTGTGGATGTCGACGCCTCTTTGGATCTTGTAGTCTTCGTAGGGGACCTTGGACGTTGTTGGGTCTGTGTTGACGCCCGGTCCTGCAGAGTCCGTCTCTCTGATGTTGTTTCCTCGAGGTTCCGCGAGGGGCGAGGGCGACCACGCGGCGTCGAGGTTTCCTTCTAATTCTGTGGCTGTCCTGCGGCGCCTCGGGCGGTTCTTTCTCCGCATTTCTTCGAGTGTTTCTCTCACGAACTGTCGGAGTTGATTTTGTGTGTGTTTCATCTGAGTAAATTCTTTGACGCGAGGGTGTACATCTCGTGGTCGAAGTAATTATAATGGTTGGGAGACGTTATGCTTTCTAGTAGTTCAATTATTGATCCGTGGTCGACGAATTTTGTTGATGATCTTGTTCGTGCGTTTCGGCGCGACTGGGCTAGTCTCCTGCGTCGGCGCGAGGAGCTACGACGTGATCCGCGTGGGCATCTCGCGGCTGTCGCCGCTCTTCCGAGTCCTCTTGAGGTGTTTGATCGTGGGTGGAGGGTGCCGCGAGCTCCTCGGGACTTGTTGGATCGTCGTGTGGAGATCACGGGACCCGCTGTGGATCCTCGGATGGCTGCGCGAGCGTTGAACAGCGGAGCTTCTGGGTACATGGTCGATGGTGAGGATGCGTTGTCGCCGACGTGGGACAATGTTCTTCGGACGCAGTCGACTTTGACGGGAATTTCTCGGCGGACGTTGGGTCGAGGCGGGATTGGTGGCGATGTTCCGTTGAACAGTCGAGTTGCTGTTCTGCATTTTCGGCCTCGAGGGTTGCACTTGTTGGAGAAGCACTGGGAGGTTGATGGAGAGCCCGCCCCTGCTTGTCTCGTGGATGTTGGACTCTTTTTGTGGTGGAATGCTCGGGAGTTGTTGGATGTGGGTTCTGGGCCCTACCTGTATCTTCCGAAGATGGAGACCGAGTTGGAGGCGCGGTGGTGGAATATCGTGTTGGATTGGGTGGAGGGTCGTTTGAGGTTGAATGAGGGTGTGATTCGTTGCACTGCGTTGATCGAGACGTTGCCTGGACTTATTCGTGCCGAGAACATCTTATGGACGTTGCGGACGCGGGCGACGGGGTTGAACGTGGGTCGGTGGGACTACATTTTTTCTTGCGTGAAGACGTTGTCTAGAGAGGGCGGGTACGTCCTGCCTGATCGGTCTAGCGTGACGATGGATTCGCCGGCGTTGTCTGAGTATTCTCGGTGGGTTGTTCGGGTGTGTCACACTCGTGGTGCTCACGCGATTGGTGGCATGGCTGCGCACGTGCCGAGTCGAAAGGATCCCGTTGCGGCTGCTGCTGCTGTTGAGGCTGTGAGGCGGGACAAGGATCGGGAGGTGGCTGTGGGGCACGATGGAACTTGGGTTGCGCATCCTGATCTCGTGCCCGTGGCGATGGAGGCGTGGGAGTCGAGGTTGGGTTTGCGCGTCGAGCAGTTGTGGAACGTGCCGCCGGGCGACGTGTTGGATTTGAGCGTCGTCTCGACCGCGCCGGTGGGGCCGCGGACGGAAGAGGGTTTGCGGGAGCTCGTGCGGTCGTCGTTGAAGTACGTGTCGTCGTGGTTGGACGGGAACGGTTGCGTTGCGATAGACGGGAAGATGGAGGATGCTGCGACGGCCGAGGTGTCGAGGTCGATGTTGTGGCAGTGGGTGGCGAGGCGTGCCGTGTTGGATGATGGTCGGGTGGTGACAGTTGATTTGATTGATGCTGTCGTTCGGGGCGAGACCGCGGCGCTAGTCGCCGAGGGCTGGGCGCCCCGACCCGAAGCTGTTGATCTGCTCGTCAGATCGGTGATAAGTCCAGCTATTTCAGAGTTTATGATTGGTGATGCGTACGGGATCTTGTCTAAGCCGAAGTTTTAATAGATTAATTCGACCGGATGATTGGTTTTTCGAATTAAGAGAATTAATCCAGCGAGGATTCTGTTGATTTGAATTGTATTGTGAGGGCCTCTCGCCCGCCGCCATGCGGCGGTTGCTTGAGAGTTTCGCCTTTGGCAATTTTTTAAAAAATCATCGATGAACTCAAAAAAATGACGGACTTGATTGTACAATTGCCCACAATGTGGTATATGTAGACTCGCTATGACTTTTATTCAATATATAACACTAGTTTTGTTGAGTCTTCAGCCATCGTATTCTGATAATGAGACGTGGGTTGAGAGGACTGGGCGTATGGAAATAGTAGCACAAGCGATTGATGATGCATCTTCTAAGGCGACGTGTTCTGACGCGTATGCTGTGCCTGAGTGCAAGAAGGTGTGGAATGGGAGTAAGCGTGATCTTGGGCTTCTTTTGGTGACGAAGGGATTTTGGGAGTCTGGATTTGCGAAGAATGTGCACGAGGGCAAGTGTATGCCGCAGCAGTGTGATTCGATAATTGTGCGTGGAAATATTGTGCATTTGGCTCGTTCGCCGTGGCAGATTCAGCGGACGGGTTTGGTTGGTGCTGACGAGTATTCGAAGATGAAGACTGCGTCTCTTGAGTCGACGACGATTTCTGCGAACGTCGCAGTGAGATATTTGTCGATGGGAATGAATCGGTGCAGCACGATTTATGGCGCGATGGCGATTTACGGTGGCGCGAATAGTTGCGATTGGCCGGGAGTTGCTGGACGGTTTGCGTTTTACAAGTCGCTTTTAGTGAAGACTGAGCAGAGGCTTGTTGAAGATTCTGCAAGACAGAAGACGCGGCTCGAGGAGCGTCTCTCGAAGAGAGTTGGTTTAGTCATTGTGAAGGATTCGCCTGATGGTAAGTTTCGGGCGATTAACGACGTGAAAAAGATTGACGTGAAGTGAATTAAATAGTTTTAGTCTAAACGACGGAGAGAGGGTATCGTATAATTTTACGTGCCCTCGATTCGTATTTGCGTGGAGAATTATACAGATTTGAGAACGGGAGATTTGGTTCGTCCTAAGTTTTGTTTTATAACTTTATTTCCGCACTTGAATAAGATGGAGTGGGCGAGAGACAACTTGTCTACGTGGCACCAGAATAGTTCTGGGACGATTATTGAGATTTTGCATCCGTCGCTGCTGCCGTCTGACGTGATGCAAACGCTGTGGATTAAAGTTTTGACTTCTGGCGAGACGGGTTGGTGCATGGCTGACAAGGTCGAGTTGCTCTCGAAGAGAGCAAATTTGGAAATTTGTGAATGATTAAAACGTCGACAATTCTTCGATCTGCTGTTGTATAATGTAGACATGAAGAAAGTTCGTGAATTTCGTAAGCTCGTTCGAGGAAGGGTTCCCGAGATTATTCGGGAGTCTGGGTCTGTTCCCGTGATTCGGACAGTCGAGGGAAAAGAGTGGAGAAATGCGTTGATTCAAAAGCTTCGAGAAGAAGTCGAAGAGCTGGGTCGAGCAAAGTCGAGAGAGCAATTTTTGGAAGAGGCAGCAGATGTTTACGAAGTTCTCCTCACAGCTGTGAACGAGGCGGGATTTGTGGATGCTGATCTTCAGTCAGCTGCAAAGAAGAAGAGAGCTGATCGTGGGTCTTTTAGCGGTCACGTCTGGCTCGAGCACGTAGAAGACTTTGACTGATATTTAAGCACATGTCGTCTCTTTCGGGCGCGATGAAACCTGGGACATTGGTGAGATCTGTTTCCCGTTATCCTTCTCATTTGAATGGTGTTGTGAGGCTCACACCGTTGAATGACCCGGAGGGAAGTGAGTGGCCTGAGTGGCATCCCGATGAGGTTGGGATTGTTTTGCCGGCCGTAGTGGGTCAAGTTGGGGTGTTGGTGATGATACCTGGTGGTGTTGGGCTGTGTTTTCATGATGAAGTGAAGGAAATCCGATGAAGCCGGGAGACATCGTGGTTCCCATAGGAGATAGTGTCGGTCTGATTAGCGAGTCCGTAGAATTTTCTATTGATCCAGAAAGCATTTATTATGGATACCTAGGTGACATAGGGTGGTTCCACCGCGGCGAGACTGGATTGGTCATAGAGATTCAAATGGGAAATAGCGCTCGTGTGAAGCTGATGACTGGAACTAAGCTGTGGTGGGCGAATGTTTCTGAGCTGAAGGTTTTGAAGTGATTCCGGGTGATCTTGTGATTGTGTATGATGCTTTTGGTTCCGGAGAAACCTTGCCGCGGATTGGGATTTATGTTGGGTATCGGTATGGGTGGGCATCCCCGATGCACACGGTGTTGACTGATGTCGGATTTGTTGAGAGGATCGAAAGTGAATTAGAACTTTTGCAGAGCTGTGAAAACTTTCGAATAGACAGAAAGGATTTCCCGTGAAGCTTGGTGCACTGGTGACACCCTCGCCGGCGGGCGCCAGCAAAGATTATGTGTGTTTGACTCCTTTGAAGGGCTCGAAGAACAAGATTTGGCCCGAATGGAAAGTGGGAGAATTGGGAATCGTGATTCCGGGCGAAGAGAACGAGTATCTTGTTGTGATTTTAATTCCGGGTGGCGTCGTGGGAGTTTGTTTTTGGGACGAGCTCGTTGAAATTGAGACGTAGTGTAAAGTTAAAAGTCCTAGTGATATACTGGTATTATGGAAGAAGAAGTTACAGAGGGTCACCAGAAGATTCTACATGATTTTTATATTGCCGCGCGGCAACTGCTGCAGTCTGGGTTAGTTCCTCAGATGTGCGTGCAGAGGTCTTTTGAAGAAGCAATTAGTGGATTTTTAGGATCAAAAAATTGGCGGCCTTCTCACATCTCTCCAGCAGCTGCGAGAGAAATTTTAAAAGGTTGTAAGAACAACGTGCAGCGAGCTCATGGAGTTTTGGGAGACCGCATGGATCGATTTGATCGAACGATTGAGATTCTTGAAGGAGATGTTCGAACTTTTTCTGTGTGGTGGGATTTTTACACGAAGAATGATTTGACCGTGTTGATCACGAAGGACGAGCATTCTTCTAACAAGAAATTTATTGAATCTGATTTGATTGTTGTTCCGACTGAGAGAGAGCTATTTTTAAATAGCGGATTTTCTTTCAAAGTGAGAAAGCGGGTCGAGATAGCTTGGATTAGTCTTGCGCTCGACGACGTGTAAAAATAAAACATTGAGTGTAAATTGGTGATTATGTCTGAAGAAAAGAAAAAGATCAAGTATCGAGTTCGTGACATGAGTACGGGACTTTATCAAGATGGGGGTTTTAATAAGAGCATTATTTCTCCTTCACCAAAGTGGTCGAAGAGTGGAAAATCTTGGAGTAAGTTGGCTGAATTGAAAGATCACTTGAGAGATCTCGAAGACAATCGGATAGCTGTCTCACCGCTGTGGGAAGTGATTGAGACGATTGCTGTTGTGAACGAGTTTGAAGGAGACAGGTATCCTGCAATCATCCTTGCCACCAAGAATAAATCTTGAAAATATTTGCTTGGAAATATTCACAAAGATTAAAAACAATTTAATTATTGAATCGTGAAAGAATTCAAGATTCCTGGAACGAGACTAAAAATTTCATTTTTTCGCAGAGCTTTTTTTAATCTATGGTGGGAGCATCCTATCAGCGGCGCTGTATGGTCTTTTCATTTATTTTTAAAGCCAAGCTTTTGGTTGTGGGGTAGAAAAGTATGGCCAAGGAATTGGCCTATAAAAGACATCGGGGCAGGACCACTATTCAGGTGGGTGAGCTACTCTGAAAAGAAATAAGTTTTGGTTGAAAATTTGTGGCGAAGAATTCTAAAATTCCAACTCTGGATTTGCACGGCGTCGCACACGAAGATGTTGAATCTTTGTGTCACGAATTCGTCAATTTTCACTGGGGTTCTGATAGAGAGCTGCATATCATCACCGGTCATTCTGTAAAGATGACGAATCTTGTTTCACGAGTCTTGAAGCTTTATGACGTTGAAATTATTTTGGGCGACCCTCGTAATTGTGGGTATCTTAGAGTCTTGACATAAATTAGAAAAGGTTAAAACATGATCAAATTTGCCGATGTTATATTAGATTTGCAACAAGGCGACAGCGGAAAAGGGAAAATTTCAAATGCCCTTGTTCAATCCGGTGAATATACTCACTCGGTCCGGTTCAATGGATCCAACAATGCTGGTCACACCATCTACAAGGATGGTAAGAAGATTGTGACCCACAGCATTCCAGCCGGAGTTCTTCACGGTGTCAAGAGCATCATCGGTCCTGGTTGTGTAGTAAATGTTGATCATTTCTTCAGTGAGTTAGAGGACATCAGGTCCGCAGGAATCAATCCTGATGGGTTGGTCTATATCGCCACCAACACCCACATCATCACTAGTTCTCACCTTGAAGAGGACGGCCGTGACACCAAGATTGGAACCACAAAGCGAGGCAACGGTCCTGCCTATAGAGACAAGTATGATCGTAAGGGAATTAGGGCATCAGAGGTTCATGAGCTGCAACCCTATTTGATCGATGTTTATGAGGAGTTTCATGGTAAGCAGGGTTGTTCTGTGTTGTTCGAAGGAGCACAGGGATTCTATTTGGATGTTGATTGGGGAGATTATCCTTATGTCACTTCGTCCCACTGTACCGTGGGTTCTGCTGTGATGAATGGTGTTCCGCCGCAGAAGATCCGCAAGGTTTATGGGGCCGCCAAGATCTATGAGACATATGTTGGTACGAAGAAGTTTGAGCCTGATGATCTTGTTTTTGAAAAGATTCGAGAGCTTGGTAATGAGTATGGGGCAACCACAGGTAGACCGCGGCAGTGTAATTGGTTGGACATTGATAATTTGGTGAAAGCGTGTAGAATCAATGGTGTTACTGATCTCGTTGTTTCGAAGATGGATATTTTGCGTGAATTAAATACATGGTGTCTCTACCATCTCGGTCAGAGGGTCACATTGAACTCCGAGTTCTCTATGAAGCATTATATTCTGACGCATTTGGATTCAGATATCACTGTTCACTGGAGTGACAATCCTCAGAGCATCTAGAGATCCTCAGAATATTTATTTGTGAGGATATCTTTATGAGAAAAATTGAAAAGCCATGGGGATACGAGATTATTTGGGCCGAAACTGATCGTTATGTGGGAAAGATTCTGCATATCGAGAAGGGCTTTAGCTTATCTTTGCAGTATCATGTTGTCAAAGACGAAACTGTGATGGTTCAATCGGGTATTTTAACGATGCAAACAGGTCAAGATTATTCTTCACGTAGTTTTAAGATGAAGGCAGGAGAATCGTTTCATATTTCTCCTGGCACTATACACAGAATGTCAGCAGTCGAAGGACCTGTTGACGTGATTGAAGTTTCAACACCAGAGCTCAATGATGTTGTTAGACTAGCTGACAATTACGGAAGAGTTTGATTGTTTAGAGACGCGTCACTTCAACAACTAGATCACTGCAGACTCTTTTTCTTATGATTCTGTGCCACGTGCATTTTTTTATTGCATGAACATCTCCCGGATTTAATTTCACGGGCAATTCATCTTCACGTTGAAAGTACCAGCCTTCACCTTGAAGTACTCGAACAGAACGATCTTCTGCATCTCGGTGCCAGATTAGTTCTTCGTTATCTGTCGAAGATTTAAAAGTTCTAATTTTGACTTGCTTGTCGACATATTTTTCTTCGAAGGGAAACATCACCACCAGCCAGGAACGTTTCTTCCAAACATCTTCGTTGCTCTGCAGGCCCAATAGCTGGCTGATGTTCTGTCTTTATTTTTTGAACATCTGTGTCGTGCTGCGAAAGATTTTCTTCTTGCTCTGTGTTTTGGAGAATCGCCCATTGGATCAGGCATTCCCGATCCGAAAGAAACTTTTTTCACTTTGCCCGTTTTGGGATTTCGAACATAAACGTGGGCTCTCCCGCCAGATCGTTTTGCTCCCTTCGCGCCGAGTGTGACTTCTCGTCCCTTGTATTTGGCTTCGTCCAAATCTTCTTCAAGCATAGGAAAGTCAAGAGGAACCATGTCATTTTCAAACATGTCCCATTCGCCTAGATTGGACTCGAGCATATCTTTTTCAAATTCGTTCTTTGCAGAATAAGACCCAATTTGATACAGAAATCTTGCTTCTCGAATTAGCGCGAAATATTTTTCTGATCCTGCTCTGTAGATCGGTTGATCAAAAGAAACTCCCTCTTCTAAGTGCCATCTAATTCCTTCTGAAAGCGAAGGTGATTCATTGACAGTATCAACTGATTTTAAAATTTCTTCTCTAATTAACTTTCGAAGGCTTTCTTCTGAGATCTGCATGGGTATATTTATCTTTTGCGCCCGAATAATGTCAAATTTCTCTCTGAAAAACTATACTTAAGATCCTCAAATTGCAGGAGAGAAATAAGCAAAAATGTCAAAAAGCGCAGGCCTTCACGTCATATTAGATGGTTACGTTAGCGATTCGGTCGTGTTTAACAGCGATTCATTAAAGAATATCTTTGAAAAACTCGCAGAATCTCTGGAGATGAAGATCATCATGGGCCCGGACTTCCTAGAGGTCGAACTAGACCCAACGAAACTTCAGTCCGACGTGTTCCAAGATGAAGGTGGAATCACAGGTATGTGTGTCATCTCGACGTCCCACATGTCCATCCACTGCTGGCCAATCCGCAAGTGTTTTTCCATTGACGTGTTCTCTTGCAAGGACTTCGACAGTGCCAAAGCTGTAAAAATCATTAAAGATCTTCTCGGAGTTGAGACTTACAACTTGAATGTTGTGGAAAGATTCTTTCCAAATCTTTGATTTATAAATTTGCGAAAGTCTGTAGTATACTGCAATTACAATCACAGGAATAATGTGATACGAAAGGTAATCAAAATGTCAAAGAATCTATTTGGAATTGTTTGTGTTCTCGCTCTCGTCGCTTGTAAGGACAAGGAAGAGTCGACTGAAGCCACTGCGGCATCTTCGACTTCAACAGTCGTGGCATCCAGCTCATCCTCAGGTGGCGGGGCCGCAGCAACAAGCGGTGTTGAGTCAGGCGGCGTTGGTGGATCTGTTGCTTCAGCCGGTGGTGCTCAAGGCACTGGTGGGTCGACCGCAACAGCAGGTGGCCAGGCAGGCACAGGTGGTGCCGGCGGCGGCATGTGACGCTCAGATAAATCTTGAAAAATCAAGCCTTGGTTTTTACCGAGGCTTTTTTAATTTATGATTAAGATTATTTTTCTTGGTCTGGCTGTCACATTAATGTTCTGCGCATGCAACAATTCAAAGAGCGATGATTCAGATCTCGTTCCGACATTTGAAGAAGTTGTAACATCTTCTAGCATTGCTGGTAGTGGTGGTGCATTTGATTGTATGAATGGTGAAAAGAGATTGTGTCATATAATCTTAGGCTCTCACGAAAATGTTTTAAGTTGTTACGTGGGTATTCAAGAATGTGTCAATGGAACGTGGTCTGTGTGTGAAAGCAAAAATTAGTTTAGATTTTTAATTATGAACGATAAGCCATTGTGTTATATTATTGTTTCAGTCTCATAGACTGATTTAATAGAAAGTTTAAAAATGACCAACGATCAGATCACAGATGCAGTTACAGAGAATCTAGCGGCGAGACAGGATCTTCTTTGTCGAGTTGTTGATGTCGAGGGCGCGCTTCTTCAGGCATTTCGTAGATTTGTTGAAGAACAAAAGTCATCTCTTGAAGACATGATGAATTTGTCTCGCGAAGAATTATCAAAGATGGAGCTTTTTGCACCACAATTTGATGAGTCAGAACAAGGATGATAGTATGCTTGTAAAGAAGAAGTCGAAATCAGACGAAGCTGTTTCAAGTGGATTTTATCCAGAAGAAGGAACTGTCTTTATTAAAGAAGGAAAGTCTTGTATTGTCGAATCTTCTCAAAATCTTTCAGTTTTGTCTAACGAAGAAACAGACGTAGCATACTGGAGCTTTGAAGACGGATATTCCGATTTTTTATTTTGGCATCAAGCAGTTCATCAAGGGACAATTGATATTGTGTGGTGTCCTAAAAAAGGCAGAGTTGAAAGCAACCAAGTTTATCTTGGAAGTCGACTAAAAAAGTAAATCTAAGATGAATAGCAACACAGTTAATTTAGAAGTGTCAGTTCGTTTAGATGCTTATAAAATTATTAGCGACACAATTGAAACTTCAATTAAGCTTGGATGGAATCGAGCACACAAGCACATTGATAATCCAGAACAACAACATGTGCTGAATGAAATTCATACAGCCATTATGAATGACTTGTGTCAAATTCTTAAATTTGATGATGAAGAATAATGAGATTTATTCAAAAAAAGTCACTTCATTCTTCTGAAATTGCTGAGCTTATGATCTATATTTGTTGTGTTGCTATTTTTATTTGGATTTTAATAATAAAATTGTAATTAAGTCTCATGTCTAAGTCGACGCTAGCTACTTCACCGCGAGGAAAGAATTTAGTCGTAGGTGATCTGGTAACGAGCGATTTTGATAATGACTACATGATGACTTACACAAGAGTTCCCATCTATAAAGAGATACCCTGTGAAATTACTCTTTATCGAGGTGATATTGGAATTGTAATTTCTATAGTGTCAACCCCAGATTCTTTGTACACAACAACATTTGCGCAGATTATTTTGCCAAAAGGCACGTGCTGGGTTCCTTCTAGGTGGCTTCGTTTAGTTTAATCAAATAAAATTCATGAAAAATGTTTATGTTTCCCTGGGATATACGCAGACAGGTGGCAAAGATGTGCTTGGAATTTTTGCAGATCGAAATAATGCCATCAAAAAATGTTTAGAACAGAACACATATACTCGAAGTGAGTGGCATCCTGTTTTAGGGTGGAAAGACAAATGGGAAAATGGTGCGGGCATCTATGTAATGGTCGTCGAGTATCCCGTTGAATAATTTTTTGTCAAAAAAGAAAAATTTTTAACACAAGTTATATTTGAAAAGATCAAGTTTAAGGTAGAAATTTATGAGCGATAGATTTGAAAATATTAAGAGACTTTATTCTGATGCAGACGTTGAAAAGCTAAGAGGCAAGACAAGGATTGAGCATACTCTAGCTAAGATTGGATCCGAAAGATTTTGGAGATTAATCAATGAACGTCCTTATGTGCATGCACTTGGTGCATCTACTGGTGCTATGGCAGTGCAGCAGGTTAAGGCTGGACTAGAAGCAATCTACCTTTCAGGCTGGCAGGTAGCAGCTGATGCAAATCTATCTGGTAACACATATCCTGATCAGAGCCTATATCCTGCAAATAGCGTTCCTGCCATCGTTCGTAGGATTAATAATGCTCTTCTACGTTCAGAACAAATCGATCACGCAGAAAATCCAGACAACGATAAACATTGGATGGCACCAATCGTTGCAGATGCAGAGGCAGGCTTTGGTGGACCTCTAAACGCATATGAATTGATGAAGGCCATGATTGAATCCGGTGCCGCGGCGGTCCATTGGGAAGACCAACTTGCGTCAGAAAAGAAGTGCGGTCATCTAGGTGGAAAGGTTCTGGTTCCAACTTCACAGTTCATTCGTACTCTTACAGCAGCTCGACTTGCAGCTGACGTCTGTGACGTTCCAACCGTGATCATCGCTAGGACTGATGCAGAGTCCGCTAGATTGATCACTTCCGATGTTGATCAAAGAGATCATGAATTCATCGATCATGAAGCCGGCCGAACTGCAGAAGGTTATTATCACCTCAAAGGAGACGATCTTGAGCGTTGCATCGCTCGTGGCTTGGCATACGCCCCCTTTGCGGACATGATATGGATGGAAACTTCAACGCCAGACCTTGAACAGGCTCGCAAGTTTGCTGAAGGAATTCACAAACAATTCCCAGGAAAGCTATTAGCATACAACTGTTCTCCTTCATTCAATTGGAAGAAGAAGCTTGATCAAGAAACTATTGCAAAGTTTCAACGTGAACTTGGAGCAATGGGTTACAAATTCCAATTCGTGACATTGGCTGGATTTCATTCGCTAAATCATGGAATGTTTGAATTGGCACGTAATTATAGAGATCGTGGCATGGCGGCATACTCTGAACTTCAACAAGCTGAATTTGATTCTGAACAGCACGGGTACACGGCTACCCGGCATCAACGTGAAGTTGGTACAGGATATTTTGATGAAGTATCTAAGGTTATTGCTGAAAGATCTTCTTCAACATTAGCTTTAGAAAATTCCACAGAAGCACAACAGTTTAATAAGTAATAATATGAAAATTAATAATCTTTTGACAGTAGTCCTTTTTCTTTTTATCTCTGGGTCTTGTATTACTCAATTAGGAACTGCTGTTCCTGAGAAAGATGAGAACAACGAAGTCAAAGAAATTTCTGAAACAAGCAAAGATAGAGGACCAGAAGATATTAAATTTAATTGTGGATTTGAAAAAATTTCTATTGAAGATCTTGATGGAAAAAAACAATATTTCATTGTCCCAAGAGAATGCGTTGATCAACTTGTTGACAATGTTTGTGACCCTTCAATGGACACTGAAAAATCTTATAATGAAGGTATTAATTATCAGCAGATTGATTTAGAAAAAAAGTGATTAATTGCTAAAAGTTAAAATCATTATTAATTTTACTTTGTAAATTTGTCCTATACTTAAGGCTCGGAAGACTTTGACATGTCATCCCGTAAAGACGAGATTTCTAAACAGATCGAAGATCTGAATAAAGAGCTTATTCGTCTTCGTAGATTGGGAAGAAAAAAAGAAGTCTTGAAAGAAAAAGCAAGACTAACAAAATTAATGACAGATCTAATTCTAGAGCTTGACGGATTAGACAAAGACAAAGATTACAACGAAACAAAAGATTAACTTAAAAGTTATACTCTTTGAAATATTACTGTTTAATCTGTTGATATGGCATTAAGTCTAGAAAAACCCGCACCTCGTAAACTATTTCTTGCTCAGCAAGTTGATCAGGATTCAATGAATCACCTTTCACGAGCAATTGTGGAAATCAGAGAGCACGATGAGTATCTAAAGAAACTCTATGCTCTTTATCACTTGAAGTATGATCCACAACCCATCGTAATCTACATTGATTCATACGGTGGTGCGGTATATCAGTGCTTCGGTCTACTTTCGATCATGAAGGATAAGGGAACTCCAGTGAACACAATCGTAACCGGTTGTGCAATGTCATGTGGATTCATGATTGCAATTCACGGAAATCACAGAACTGCTCACAAACATGCAACTCTCATGTATCACCAGGTAAGCACTGGTGCTCGGGGTAAGGTTGCGGACGTTGAGGAGGATATCCTTGAGGCCAAGAGGCTCCAAAAGGTGATTGAGGAAATGACCCTAGAGACAACAAAGATCACCAAGGATAAACTGGACAAGGTCTATAAGAAGAAGCAAGATTGGTACATGGATGCCAAGGATGCCCTTAAATGGGGCTGCGTAGATGAAATCGTGATGTGATCAGTTGTTGATAAAAAATTAGTCTTAAATTACTTAATGTTTTTAATATGCGTTATTTATAACAATTATTATGAACATCGAGAAGCAACGATTGTTAAACATAGGTTTAGCCACGTTGTCATTTAGCATTGCTACGTTATTAAGAAAAATTTCTTTAAGCCAACTTACTACATTACAGTTTCAGATTATTGCTGGATTTTCTTACGCAGCAGTTTTGCCTCTCATTTGGCAAGCATACAAAGTAGATGAATCAGAAAAAGTCTTTACTTACCAGGGAATTATCTGGGGGATAATTACTTTTTTTGTTCAACTCATCGGATCAATTGCTTTCATGGAATCTATGAAAGGCGGAAAAGATACAGCAATAGTTGCATCTCTCACTAGCTCGTCGCCGATGATTACGATGATGCTTGCTTTTATTTTTTTATCCGAAGTTCCAACTTTGCAACAGATAATTGGGAGCGCGTGCATTGCTGTCGGTGCATTTATTTTGACAAAGAAGTAGTCGTATTAATCCTTAACGTACAGAAAAAAATTGAAAATGCCACTGCGACAATAATTGGACCGAAAATGTAAGTTTGCATACGAATCTTTATTTATTGAGTTTAAATTGAAAATTTAAATTTTCTGAGCGTGTAATCTTACGATATAACATGGTAATGTTTAGTTATAAGACACACAGATCTAAACTATAGACTCGAGTGGATGCACATATCCAGTCTTTCAAATATTATAAATAGAAGGTGAAATTAGAGATGATGCATCTAAAAGTAACCAATTTTATCATAAATGCTTACAGCCATAATATTCCCAGAGAACATTCCTAATCGTCAAAAGTTCATCTTTGATCAGGTGATCGCAGGAAACTTCGACGCAACTTGGGTTCCTCTTGAATATGACGTTTCTGGAAAGAAAGTAAAGCTTAACGTCATGTCAGATGCACTCAAGATTGGCGGGGTTCGTGTCAATGTGACTGCAACACTTCAGCAACAACTTGCAGATGTGTTTGACGCTTCTCTTTTGACGGCGCAAGTTGCTGATTTGATGTACGCAAACGCAACCCATCGTCTTGCTCCGTCACCTCAACCAATTTCATCTTCAGCCCAGTCAATGTTGGCTCACAGTCAACGTATCGATAAGCTTCTTGGCGTTTATTCAGGCGGGATTATTTCTCCGGTAGGAAAGCACTGGATTCTAGACAAGAAGTTAGAATATGCTCGTGGTAAGGCATGCAATTATGGCTGGCATTTTACCGGTGCTTCATTTAACGGAATTACAGGATTTCCAGCTGCAACGTTGTATTGCGGGAAGGGTGCGAAGGTAATTCAACCCAATGCAACAGCACATGATCCGCAACACACGGATTATTCTCAAATTTGTCAATTGGTTTCTCAGCAGTGTTGGATCGATGATGTTGAACACAGGTTTTCTGATTTGATCAAAGATCCAGCACTATGTCAGTTTGTTACAGCAAATGGACCGTTGAAGAATGATAGACAATCGGGTGTCCCACAGATTACAGGACAACAAGTTTTATTTCCAGTGACAATTACACCTTGAGAAATTTATGCCAACATACGAATATGGATGTCTAGTTTGTGACAATGAGTTTGAAGTTCAGCAATCTATTAAAGATGAAAAGGGCGCTGAATGTCCAAATTGCAAAATTTTTTGCTTTAATCGCTTGATCTCAAAAGGTACTAATTTTACTTTAAAGGGTTCGGGCTGGGCTGCTGATAATTACTCATCAACTAAAAAGTAAAATTAAATTGTATTTGGTTTTCTTAACATAATAGAGTATCAATTACTTCCGCCTGTGGGGCCGGTAGCCCCAGGAGTTCTTATAAAGCTCCGGCGCCTGGTTCAACTCCAGGCAGGCGGACTAACAGGAAAAAAGTAGAGACTTAAAGTCTGAAGGTAATCCAGCAGATATATTTGCTAAACACAGATTTTTACTTTCAGCAAATTTTTGAATTGAAGATTCTGTTTTAGGCCCGTAGATTCCATCAATTTTTCCATCATATAGAGACATCTTTTTTAAGATCATCTGTGCTTTTTCAAGATCTTCTTTTGTCCAAGGATTTATTGATGTTTTTTGTGAACCTGAAACAGGTTTTAAAAATAACTCACCTTCAGATTTTCTTCGATTATATAGTCCTTGATTAACTTGTAGAACACCATTGATTTTTGTTTTACTCCAAACTAGAAGTCTCGAAGGAACTTCTTCGTATTTTCCTTCATTGAGTGCTTTACAAGCATCTGATAAAATATAAACACCTGTTCCACAGTTAAATCCAAAAGATACAAGTGCATCAAATTGATTTTGATTAAGAGGAACTTTAATTCTCAGCTTTATGGAATTTTCACAGAGAGATACATCGTTTGAAAGAATTTCAAGAGCTTTTTCTTTGGAAATTTCTACGCCGTCTGGGAATTTTTCTCCAGGTTTTATTAAATGACCTACACCAATTGTTCTAAGTCCAGCGATATCTTTATATGGTTTTAGGATGCAGCCTTCCCACTTTGTGATAAATTCTAAACCCGATTTAGAAGTTTTGAGATCGTTATTCATGTAATTTAATTATTCAACAACAAAATAACGTCTAACTTGCGTATTGTTAATTTAACGTTTATATGTCTGCTGCCGATAAAAAAATGTTGAAAGCTGCTGCTGCGGCTGCTCTTCAAGGTGCATCTCGAGGAGATGATATTAGAACTTTTTTTCTAGGAGCAGTTGGTCTTAGAAACGATGGCGTTATTGTAGCTTCTAGAAACGTAGCTTCTCGAGATGTAGCACTTAGTCATCATGCAGAAGCACGTCTCTCAAGAAAATTAACTCCTAATTCTGAAGTTTGGGTGGCTCGAGTCCGTAAAAATGGAGAGTGGGCTATGGCTAAACCCTGTTCGAGTTGTCAACTAAAACTGAGAGTTGCTGGTGTGACTCGTGTAGTTTACACTATTGATATAAATGAATGGGGAGTTTTAGATTTGGGAGAAATTTGATGTTATCCGTAGAAAATGCAAAAGATATCTTAAAAAGCTTAACACAAAATTTGTCTTTAATTCGTGATCTAAAAAAGAAGAACATCGTAGTAGACAAATCGTGGTCAGATATTTCTGAATTCAATTATCATCTTACATTTATCATTCAGCATCTTGATAGCTTGATTGAATCTTTAAGAGAAGGTCCCAATGAGAATACTAATTCTTGACGATAATTCAGAAAGGCACAAGATTTTTAAACAATTCTATCTTGGTCATAAAGTAACTCATGTTTACTACTACTCTGACTGCATTCAAGAGTTAAAAAAAGGTGGATGGGATATCGTTCATCTCGACCATGATCTTGGAGAAGAAGTAAATGATGCAGATACGCTAATAGATAGCTGGGGATCTCAAAGACTTCTTACGGGACTGGATGTCGTTAAATGGATGATTGATTATCCTGTTAAAAACCTTACAAAAAAAGTGATTGTTCATTCAGTTAATCCGATCGGCGGTCAAAAAATGCAAGAAGAACTATTTCAATCAGGATTTAATTCAATTCTTCGTCCTTTCAATGACTACTACGGTGAACTTGATGTCTAAAGACAACATTATTTCTCTAGCTGACAGGCTCGAGCGCTGGAAGAAGGTTTATACATCGCCGCAGTCTGAATTCGATATTGTAGTGTCAAGCAGAGGTAATCTAAAAATTGTTTTTAAAAATCGAGAAGCTATTCCTTCTGTGAATCTCGATTTTATCGAATCTGTCAAATTTATGTCAGACGTTTCTAAAGCATTCGAAGAAGTGATGATTGACTCTACAAATTAGCGCGACAACAGTTTATTGTAAGACTCTGGTAAGAGATTACATTCCGTTCAAATTGTGATTATCGTACACTCAACTACAAGGAAACAAAACATGTCTAACAAGAAGAAAAACAACTTTTACAGCAGCGAAATGATTTCTATCGACGATCTTTGCTACACTCTTGACGACGATCTTCGAAATATGCAAGATTCTCTTCGTAAGGAGCGCGCGTCGGCTGAACGTGAAGGATTTGACCCGCATCAAACAGAAATTGCGCTTTGCTATGTTCAGCGGGAACTTGGAATCCGTGATGATCGTCGAGCAGCGCATTTCGAATATCTTAGGAAACATGGTCTTACAGACCTAGACCTTCGTCAGAGAGAAACTCATCAGAACGACGAAGTGCTGAACTGAGAATGCATAATATGCAAGATATCATACACGATTATCTACGAGATCTAAAATCTTTTTCGCTTCTCAAGCATCCAGAAGTCGTAGCTTTGTTTAAAGACTTTTCTGAAGGTTCAGGAGAAAAGTCCCAAAAAGCAAAGAAAAAGTTGGTTGAAAGCAATCTTCGACTTGTTATTTCAATTGCAAAGAAGCACAAAGGGCACAATATTCCCCTCGAAGATTTGATTCAAGAAGGGAATCTTGGTCTCTTGAAGGCAATCGATCGATTTGATTACAAGCGCGGGTTTAAATTCTCAACATACGCAACTTGGTGGATTAAACAGGCAATTACTCAGCATGTATTGAAGCGCAAGAGAATGATTAGACTGCCTGCGCATGCTGCTTCTGTCCAAAAGAAAATTGTACAGGCTGCAGACGAATATCGTGCAATGATGGGATGTGACCCATCAAATGACGAACTGTTAGAGTTAATTGATGCATCAGAAACTGTAGTTAAAGCTACTATTGCTTCTGGAAAGAATACAATTTCTCTAAATCAGACGCTGTCGTCAGATCCAGACTCTGGGACAATTGACAGTAAAATTGAAGATGAAAACGAGAATGTGAATCCATTTCAAGTTGCTTCTTCCAAAGAGCTTCTTGGAATTGTTCAGAACGTTCTCGAGACTTTGTCTGAAAAAGAATCAGCAATTCTTCGACTTCGGTTCGGTCTCTTTGACGACAATCTCGATAGATCAGAGTACGAAATGACTGATGAAGAAGCTGCGTCTTTTGTAGGTGTATAATGTCGAATATCTTCACAGTAGTTGCATTAGCAATTTTAATTGCAAATTGTTTTATTATCTTTCTATTGTCAAAAATTGTGAATCACCTGATTTCAGTAGAAGATCAGATTCAGGATATCGTCGAAGACAAAATTAATCAGTTAGATCATAGACGTGTTTTAATGACTAAACTGGATGAAGTTCAAAACGTTAGATTTTCTTCTTTCACAAATAAGCGAGGATGATTAACTTGAATACAAATCAAAATAAGATGGAAAAGGTGCAGTATGCCACTGTAGCTGAAGAAGGAACTAACTATAGAGAAATAGCTGATATGATGACATTAATTGGCTATAAAATGAATCATTCTTCGGCAAGGAATTATATTCTACGGATCATGAAGAAATTTGCGTATGCAATTACTGAAAATTGGGGAATTGATGTCACAGACGAGATGGTCGAGACGATCATTAAAGAGCCTAAATTTCAAGAAGGAATTTGCGATTTACTTCAAGAGATCGAAGCTACAAGAAAGCTAGAAACAAAAGAAAGTTTGATCCAATGAGACTACACCAACGAAGCATTTCTAAAGTTACGCTTCTTAATGTTCTAAGAAGGCGTAAATCAAGTTTGAAAAAATTTCTTCAAGAAACGGGTATTGTCACTTACGAACTTTTAAAGACTCGTTGTGACTCAATGGGTGTAATTCCTCCCGAAGAAGATGACTTTTTAAAAGCGTCTGGCGTTGAGTCCGCTGATCTTCCACGAACTGTTTCTTCTCCTGCCGAAGGTCTGATAGTCCTAGAACCACCTGATCTTGTAAAAGAAAATACAGGTGAATCTTTTGATTTAAGCACTACGTCTGATCAAGAGTCTGAAGAATCTGATGTTCAAGAGTCAGATGTAGAAATTCAAGAAGCAGTCTCTCAAAATAGTCAAGAAGAATCTTCTAAGAAAAAGAAAAAGAAAAACTAGTTCAAATTTGCGACAGATTATTGTAAGCTAATGACATGCTGTCAGTAATTCAAATTCTAGAGCAACTCGAGTCAAACAATTCACGTCTCTTTAAAGAAGAGATTCTCGAGACCCACAGCGACAATAAGCTTCTTAAGCGAATTTTTGTCGCTGTGGGTGATCCTTATATAAATTTCTTTATTACAAAATTTAAGATGCCTCCGGCACTAGGTCTGGGCGAAGATGATGTCATTATCGAACAGTTCCTTGACGAAATTTATGATAACCTTTCCACCCGGAAGAAGACCGGAAATGCCGCGAAAGATTTCGTCCATTACATCTTTGGACAGATGACTGTTTCTCAGCAGAAATGGTGCATGCGAATTCTTCTGAAGAATCTTCGCTGTGGTGTTTCTACTTCTACTGTAAATAAAATTTGGCCTGGGTCTATTGTCGGTTTCTCGGTTCAGCTTGCAGAATCGTTGACTACACGTCACGAGTCAGGACGAGGAATTATTATTGAAGATGAAGTGTGCTATCCTGTTCGAATTGAGCCAAAACTCGATGGTCTTCGCTGTGTTGTCGTAAAACACAACGGTGAAGTCACTATGTACACTCGCAGCGGATCTGTACTGGAGACATTGCCTAACATCAAGAAAATCCTAGAACAAGCTCCGTGGGAAGAATTTGTGCTAGACGCAGAGGTGATGGGTGCAGATTGGAATGAAACAGCATCTGTTGCTATGTCGTACAAGCGAGGAAAAGATGATTCAAGCATGATTCTTCATGTTTTTGACGCAATGCAATTTTCTGATTGGCACTCCCAAAATTCTTCTCTCAGACTTTCAGAAAGAGTGGAATTGGTGAATGATCTTGCCTCAAAAGTATCAAATTCTGCTGTAGTTCCAGTGCCAGGTAAAACTGTTCAAAACTTGAATGAGCTACTTGAGTTTTACAATGACTGCATGGAGAAGGGTTACGAAGGCATCATGTTGAAAGACTTGAATGCAAAGTACGCATTTAAACGATCTGATGCTGTTAAAAAGATGAAACCTGTTGCGACTTACGAAGGCGTGATCGTCGGACATTACCAAGGAAACATTGGTTCCAAACGAGAAGGTCTGTGGGGAGGATTTAGTGTTGTCATGCCAAATGGAATTGTGACTCGTGTTGGAGGTGGTTATACTGATATCCTTCGAGCTGAAATTGGAGTTGATCCTGACTCTTATATCGGAAAAGTCGTAGAGGTTGAAGGTCAACCTGATCCCCTCACACACGACGGATTTACTCGAGACGGAAAAGTACGTTTTCCTGTATTTGTTCGTTTTCGATCCCGGACCGACGTCGACAGAAAAGTCCTTGATGCAGAAGCTGCTTATCGTGCAAACTGACCTATGTAGCTTGGTTTAATTAATTCTTTAATTAAATTCCAATAATTCAATCTTACGAATATTGAAAACAATATTCAGATTCATATTGCGTCTTTTATAAAGAAAATAGTCGTACAAATGTGCGAAGCGTCGTGATAAGGTATAAACATGTTTAAGGCTTGTCAAACCGAATTCAATCTGGACCGTCATCTCATCTCTTTCCTGCAAGACTCTCCGTTCTTTGCAGAACTTTCTCGTCACATCACTAAGGTTCCGACCGAAGATATGCCAACGGCTGCTGTCGGTTACGACATGAAAAGCGACGACATCGTTCTGTACTGGAACCCGAAGTTCTTTGAGTCGCTCACGCAGCGTGAGGTTCGCGGTGTTCTCATTCACGAATTTTATCATCTCGTATTTGGACACTTGTACGGACGAAAGAAGAATCCTGCGCAGCTCTGGAACATTGCAACTGATCTTGCGATTAATTCGATCATTCTTGACCCAAACCGGTCTAATAACACTTCACATCTCGACGGAGACAGTCTCTTGCCTGACTTCGCACTTGTCCCAGGTCGAATGCCGAAGCATCCCGAAGGACGTGAGTTCACTCCTGAAGAAAAAGAATCGATGAAGCTTGCAACGATTATTGCGGAACTTCCGACTATGCAAGCTTCCGAGTGGTACTTCGAGAAGATCTACGAGAAGACCAAAGACGATCCGGATTTTCAGTCACAAATCGAAGGAATTTCTTCGATGGACGACCACGAAGGATGGGAAAAAATTCCTGACGAAATGAAAGAATACGTTGAAGGAAAAGTCAAGTCCGTCGTTGAAAAAGCAGTTAAAACCGCAGATTCACAAGCCAACGGTTGGGGAAACATTCCCGCTGACGTTGCTGATGCTATTCGTCGATCAGTGACAAGTGTGATTAATTGGCGAAATGTGCTTCGTCAGTTCGTTGGGCAACTTGTTCGCGGTGGACGAACTAATACGATGAAGCGGATCAACAAGCGGTACCCATATATTCACCCAGGCACGAAGCGAGGTTATGAAGCTAAGCTCCTCGTCGCGATTGATCAGTCCGGATCTGTTTCCAACGAAATGCTTGTCGAGTTCTTTGCCGAGCTTGGATCACTTACGAAGAAAGTGACGATCGACGTCTTGCCCTTCGACTGCGATGCAAATGAAAAAGATATCTTTGAGTGGCGTCGTGGTTCGAACGTTCCTGCAAAGCGAGTTCGTGCCGGCGGAACTGACTTTAATGCACCCACCTCGGTTCTAAACAACGTCAAGAACCGAGGTCGTTGGGATGGAATGCTCATCATGACTGACGGAGAATGTAGCAGCCCGGTTCCATCGCGTGTAAAGCGCGGATGGGTCCTTGGAAAAGGCTGTAAACTTCACTTCAATACGAGTGAATTGATTATCTCAATGCAAGACAGCGGTACTGCTTCAAAGGGCTCGTGGCGTTGAAATCAGGCAGAAGTCTTCTTGTGCTTCTTTCGTCTTTCTGCTAGATCAAGAGCAGCTCTTCCAACTCTTGTGGTCAGATCTTTATCGGGTCTGACCCTTTTCTTTTTTGTCTCTTTGACTTCGCCTTCAACAATAGCTTCTACTGCTTGTGTAACTACAGGTTGTAGCGCAGATTTTTCGATCTCATCGTGCAGGGTCTTCTTTATAGACAATAAATTTGTCAAGTCTTGATTTTCTGCTAGCGTCTCTCCCTGCTTTACGAAAAAGATTTTCATTGATTCTTCTTCGGTTTCTTTGACGATCTTTTTAAAATTCTCTAAGATCGTCAATGCAACGCTAGCAATCTCTTGAGAAATCTTTTGAGAAGCTGCAAGAGCCTGAATTTCTGAGGCCTGCTGAGTCAAGTAAGAATTAAATTTTGCAGTGATCTCTCGACCTGCAAAAGAATATCCTTCTAGCTTCTTTAAATTTTCAATATGAGCATTAACAGCGTTTGTCTTGCTCTCAATAAGATCGTTTAATAAACTTAATTTTGTTTTTAGGTCTTCAGACATAGATTTCCCTTGATGATAAACACGCAAAAGGTAATCATAGAATTAATTCGAGTAAATACATTGATTAAAACAATATCGAATTAATTGAATAAAAATTAAAAGGCCCAGAAGTTTCCCTCTGGGCCTTGCGGTTAGTTAGTCAACCGCGTCACTGTGCCAATCTGGCTACAATCAACCACGGATAACAATTGTGAAGACGTCGTCTGCAATGAGTGCTGAAGCAATGTCGGAAGACATTGTTACAGAAGTTGAAGAGATGCCTGTGAGATCGTATCCTGGTGCGAGAAGAACACCGTTGAGGAACACGTCAACAAGCTTGTGGCTTGCTGAAGCGAGGGTGCCCTGAGCTGCGAAGCTGAGGACGCCGCCAGAAACAACACTTCCAGAGTAAGCTGCCTTGGAGAGGTTTCCACCTGCGTTTGCTGCGGTGAGTCCTGAACGAAGCTCGTTCAACATGCCGACGACGGTTGATGCTGAGAAGCCTGCTGGGACCTGAGAAGCTGCTGCGAAGGAAACTGCAGCGTTTCCAGCAGACTGGAGCTTGAGCTCGGATCCGGATTCTGCTGCAACGAGGAAGTCGGAACCAGACTTGCTGATAGAACCGACCATGGATCCTTGTGCTGCACCGATCTTTGCTTGAGACATCCAAGCTGGGACTAGAGAAGCTGCTGCGAGATCGATTGCATTGCTGCTGTCGACCGCCGCATCGACGCTCTTAGAAGCGAAGATGAGCTCTCCAACGCCGCCGTTCTGTCCGATGATGAGGTCGGAAGAACCATCGCCCTTGTGGAGAACGATACCGGAGTCGTCAGATCCTGCAGATCCTGTCGCGAGGTGGATGAATGCATCCTTCACGATCATGTTGTCTGTTTGGATGTAGGTTGTTGAACCCTTGACGAGGAGATCTCCATTGACCTGAGCATTTCCTGTTACGGTGAGGCTCGAGAGTGTAGAAGCTCCTGCTTCGAGAGCTTGAAGCGAAGAGAGACCGCTGACTGTGAGTTGTCCACCAACTGAAGCTGCTCCGGAAGAGGTGAAAGTTACAGATGAGAGAGATGTTCCAGCAGAGATTGATTGTGCGACTGAGAGTGTTCCACCGACGGACTCGTTTCCGCTGATGTTTGAAGAAACAGCCTTCAGCCCGGAAGATACGTCGAGAGAACCGGTGATCTGGAGTCCGGCACCGCTGTAGAAGAGGTTTCCTTCATCCTTGATTGAACCGTCAGAAGCAACTCTGTAGAGGTAACCCTCGATATCGCCGTCGATCTTGATGGAGTTTGCTGTCACGCCAGCGTTGAAGTCAGCAACTGCAGAGTTAACTGTGATGCCGCCACCGAAGGTAGCTGCGCCAGTCACTCCGAGGGTGCCGCCGACTGTCTCATTGCCGCTGATTGCTGCTGAAGCAGCAGAGAGTGAAGCAGCAGAGAGGGCGCCTGCGAAAGAACCTGATCCTGCAGAAACAACGTTTGCTGCAGAGATTCCACCGCTTGCATTGATTTGTCCGCTGACGCTGAGTGCACCGGCGACGGAGGCAGAGCTAGAGAATGTAGCTGCGCCTGTAACGCCGAGTGTGCTGTTCAGAACGGCAGGTCCTGTAATAGCAAGAGATGCTGCCTGGAGAGATCCTGAAACAACAGCTGCGCCTGAGGCGGAGTTAACTGTGAACTTGTTAGAGTTGACAGAGAAGTTTCCAACAGAAGACATTGCTCCGTTTGAAGCAATGCTTGCAGCTTGAAGTGTGCTAGAGAATGTAGCTGCGCCTGTGACACCGAGTGTTCCACCAACTGAAGCTGCGCCGGTGACGCTGAGTGTTCCACCAACTGTTTCGTTGCCTACAACCGCGAGTGAAGCTGCTGCAACTGAACCAGAAAGGTATGCTGCGCCGTCGACTGTGAGTGCGCCATTGGCCTTCACATCACCAGCAGCTGTCATTGAGACGCCTGAGGAGCCATAACCACCACCGATGCTTGCGTAGCTTGAGGTGAATCCTTGTGCGACGTCCAATCCGCTGGAGAAGCTACCTTGACCGGACACCGCAAGGGTGCTAGCGAAGGTACCTGCGCCTGAAACGTCCAGGGCTCCGTCGGTGTGAACGTTGCCAGATCCATCAGCAACTGTAAACTTTCCGCTGTCCATGGTGAGTCCACCGTTGAGGCGAGCCTCTCCGCCGACTGTGAGAATTCCGCTGAGTGTTGAGTTTAAATCAACTGAGAGATTTCCGCCGATGCCTGCATTTCCCGCTGTGGAAATTCCACCTTGGAAAGCTGCGAAGTCACCAGTTGCGCGCATTGCTGCGTAGATCTTGGCGAGATCTTGAGAAGATGCATCGTACCATTGTGCAGATCCCTTGATGTCCTTCACGAGGGCGCGAAGTGCGTCGAGGTCTTGTGCTAAAGATCCCTTGTTCATTAGACCTGAGCCTAAAGAACCTGGAAGAGAGTAGCTTAACGAACCGCTAATCTGAGATTGTTGTATACGTGTAATAGCCATTGTGTTTGTCCTTTTTGAACGCTGAGCATAATTGCTCAGCTTGCTATTAAGTATTAATTCATCGACGAAATTTTCTCAAGTTGAAGTAAATTTCGTCAACAAAAAATCAACAAACACAAAAAAAGTGATTTTTTAATTTATTAATTAACAATCTCAAAATTGTTATTGACAACTAGTAATATTCTATTTCGTCTACCATGATTGTTAGCCTATTTGCGCCGTATCTTATCGCTGTGGCTTGACCGTTGGCTGTGGTCACGGCAGTGCTAACAGCAGAGAAATTTACTCTTGATAAAACCGCCATTTGTATTTCTTTCTTTATTATAGACCAAATCTGGAGCGTAGAGCACCATAGTTTTGTAGTTGTTCTGAAGAAGACAATACTCTACTATAGAGGCACATCAAGGCTATCCTGCCTTGATATGATCTGTTATCACCAGAATATCCGCCTGACCCAAGATAATATGCCCAGTTGGATGCGAAGGCACCGTTAGTGGTGTTTGTTCTTCCTCCAC